TTAAATCACTCCTACGATACATCTTCTTACCACCAACAGAATCTCCTGAAGATCGAGTCTCTGAACTGGTTTGTCGCATTGCCTTTTGACGTTTGACTTTCTCTGCTTTATTGACTTCTTGTGTCTTACCAATCATTGATATTTGTTTCCAAGTACCTAGTAATTCATTTGCAGCATTAAAATCATACGTAGCATCAGCTCTGCGGAACAGCTCGGTACGAATACCACTCTCTCCTACCCACTTTTGAAAGTTGCTATCACCAATAACATCCATGAAATCAGGATGAGTTGACTCTAACTGAGTTAAATTAGCTTTTTGGGCTGACTTAACATTACCTTCTCTAGCTTTGATAATCTCTGGATGGTTTTCTATCGCTGAATTTACTGCCTTGGCAGGATCATCGTAGAAAGTATCCTCAAAATTAACAGGCTCTTCCGTTGTTTCAGTAGCTTGACTAGCTTGTGACTGTTCTATCAACTGTTGAATCAACTGTCTTTGTTGTCCAACCTCTTGACCTTGCTTACCTAATACCTTTTCGGCATTTTGGTGCATCCCAATCACATCTTCTAATGTCTTCCCAGCATACTTCTCAGGTGCTTCATAGGTTGATTCTGCTTGAAATTCTTCTTGCTGAACCTCTTGTGTAACTTCCTGTGTTTCTGTTACCTGTTCTACTACACCTTCAGGTGCGTTATCTACTACTATACTCATATCTATCGTCTCCGCCCCGTAGGGTTATGAAGTTATCTTAATGTGGAGTCGTTCCCGATTGTTCCACAGCTATTTGCGTTGCAGATTCTAAGCTAAGTAAATAACCTAGTACCTTTAACTGACCTTTGGCATCCCAAAGAGTTTTTTCATCGTTGATAGTCTCAATGTCTCGAGTATTATCTTCAATATTTTCTAATTCAGACATTAGGTCTAGCCAACCTTCTGTCTCAAATAAATCTAATCTATCTTTTAAGAATTGCTCATCTGACTTCATTGAACAAACCTATTAATTTCTGTTTCTTGTGCAATCTTTCTGGCATTTGCCATGTTTAAAGCAGTCTCAGACTTCAAATGATCCACTTCAGGGAAGTTTCTAGCCGTCTCAGAGTTCTTATTCTGAATATCAGCTTTAGTTTTCTCTAATGCAATAGAATCTTTCTGTAATTTAAGTACCTTTTCTTGAATCTTAATCTCATTAGGTGCAAGTTCTTGAGCTTCAGCGTACCACTTAGCAGCCTTGGCTTTCTCTTCTTCAGTTTCAGCAACAGTTTTCTGAATATCAGCTTGAGCTTGTTGCATCTGTAACTGCATGTGAGCTTGTTCCATCTGTTGAGCTTCAGGATTAGGCTGATTACCTTGCATAAGCTGCTGAACAATCTGATCTCTGTTGTGCATTGATGAATTTTGCATCATTGCAATCATAATCACATTAAAAGCAGGAGAATCTTTAGGAACAGCTTGCAACATCTGCACCATTTGCTGCATTTCTAGCTCTTTAGCCATGATACCCATAGTAGAGTACGGAACAAACTTGTAATCTGATACAGGGTAACGATCAACATCAAACTGAATCTTTCTCCACATCGACTTATTGATCATAGGAATCAAGAAAGTGTTTTGGAAATTCATCAAAGTACGCTTTTGGCGTTTAATTGATGCAGATTGAGTCATTGACATTCCAGCAGAGGTAGCTCTTTCGGCTGAACCTGCATCTGAAGAGCCAGTTCCCATCTGAATCATGTTTTGAAGTGAGGCGACTTGAGTATATGTATTTTGGTCTGTAGTTCCAAGTGTCAGAGGCATTAATGCTTGTCTTGGATCGCCATTTGTTAGTATAGTTTTACCAGGTCTAACCTCAAACTTTACTCCACGAGGCAATCTAGTAGCGTCAGCTGCCATCATAGGTGTAGTTGTTAGGGCAAGAGAGTCAATTCTAGCTCTCATTTCTGTATCAAGTGCTTTTTGAGGGTTGTAACCCTTCTCACAAACACCTCTACCCCAAAATTTATTAGGAACAATGTCATGTTGGTAAACAATGAAAGGTCTATCCTTCATCATGAACGCATTTTCTTCAGCTCTAAGTATATATTCGTCATTAGCAATCGTTACAACTGCTTCAACTAGCTCATCTTTAGATTTATTAGTGTATTCAAAGTCATCTTGATCTTTAGATTTAGTTAAAAACCTCTTAGGTACTAAACCCCAGTATTCAGTTATCTTAACCGAATCACCTTCATCAGCCATTTTAGTTTCTGGGTCGAAACCAAAGCGAACAGTATCATAATCACCATCAAGGGGAACATCACGATAGATACCAGACTTAATACCAGACACAACATGATGCCTCGGCTTAATAACTTCATGCGCACAACCAAGCGCTTCCTTAATAGAGTTAGCTGATGGATCAATTAAGAACTCCTTAGGAGAAATAGGTTCGATTTTTACATCTATTGATGGAATTTCCTTCAATGTACGGGTTGTAGTCATCGTTCCTTCTACAGGTTCTTCCGATGGCACTCTTTCTATGTTCTGTTCAACAACAATCTTACCAATACCAGTACCGTAGATGGCAGCATTAAGGAATACTTCACAAATAGCGTCTTTACAACCAGTCTTTTCAAGGTCTTCTTGTAGTAAGTTGCGAATATACTCAACATCTGACTTGTCTTGGTCTAACATATCGTCTTGAATGTCAAACCACTTGCCACGACCAAAGGTAGCTTCTTCTAATTCAGCAACTGAAGCTTCAACTGCTTGTTGTAAGGCAGGAGATATGATACGAGACTTCTCTGAAGAGCGTAATCTGTCTGAACCAACCCATATACCACGCCAAAGTCTGTAATATTCATCCCACTTATCAACGTAATTCATATCACGGTGATCGCGCCACCCTTCTAGTCTATATGTAAGCCAAGATGCTAGAGCCTTGTATTGAGTTTCTTTCTGATCGAACATAAGTGTTTGATTTCTCTAGGAATTTAGGCGTAATATATCATAAAAAAACAAAAAAAGGCGGTTTTTTCATTATTTAATACCCTGCAACTTCATCTTCTGGCTGCCAATCGTCATCTAACTCAATTGTGTGGGCGAAATCAGCTACTGATACTTGATCAATATACGCAAGAGCATCTAACATATCATCATGTGATAATCTATTAGGAAAATCAACCATCTGAGAGACAAAAGGCTTCCAATCTTTATCTTCATTGAACGTAATCTGACCGTGTTCCATCCTACCTTGTAAAGCCCATACAATTCTTTCGGATTTTTTCTTACCACCGTGTCTCATTTCAATAATTGACACATATTGTCCTTGAGTTCGCATCTCATCTTCCAAATAAGGCAAGATAGCGTTCCTCAAAGAGCCAGTTTCGATACCAACAGTCGAAGATTCAACATTAACAGCAGAAGTAAGTATCTTTTTAGCTGTTTCTTTAATATTCCATCGACCATGTAGTATATCTTTAACCCACCACTTGTCTCTATCTATCTTAACAATAGCAATAGCGGTTTCATCAAGTCTTGATCGTTTCAAATTACGTTCTTTCTCAATAGCTTCAAATCCAGCAGGATCAATAGCAATAACATACGACCCCTCTTCTGGTTCTTCTGCTGTTTTAAACCATTCCTCTTTAAACACACCACCAGAGAAGGTTTCAAAGGATGCTTCAAACTCTTGACGAAATGACATAGACGACATAGAGTCTCTTGCAGCTTCAATTTCATCATCAGGAATAAACGGGTTATCAGTTGAGTTAAACTGGAAGGCTTCCCAGTCATCTAGCTTCATTGCATCTTGATAAACGTCATAGAAGTGATTCTTACCTGCTGGAGTACCAATAAACATAGCACCACCACGTACGTCCGCAAGAGTAGGTCGAATAATCTGCTCCCACACGTTAGGCTTCATAGAAGCGTACTCATCTAGTACAACATAAGCCAAACCAACACCACGCAATGTATCAGGTCTATCAGATCCTTTCAAATAGATCTTCCGCCCATTTACTAGAGTTAATACAGCAGTGTTCTCATGAGCAGCAACGATCAAATCTTCACCTAGCTCTTTTAGCATCGCCCACATAATGTCTTTAGATTGTTGAAACGTAGGACCGATATAAAACACGTCTTTTGAATCAGACTGTAAAGCTTTAATTAACAATATCCAAGCAGCAAGCCTAGACTTACCGAATCTACGTCCAGCAGCCACAGCTTTAAATCTAGCAGTTGAATTGAATATCTCTAATTGAGCAGGATGAAGGT